CGCAATGGCACAACACGTGGATCACGGTGGTGTTCCACACGATCCAGCAGGCAAAGCAATTATTAAAATGAGTGAGGATATTGCAAAGTTAGGAGAATTCCAACGACATATACAACGTAGTCAGATAAATCCCGATGCACATGGAATCGCGGAAAGAGCCATAGGCCGATTACAAGAACTTAAATCAAAAATTGATGCATTAGGCAAACGCCATCATTATGAATCATGGGTGATGGAATTTAATGAACAAGAGCACATGGATGACGGCATTATGGAATTAGATGCCGTCACTATGGAAGAATATAAACAAAAATTTACCCAAACAAATTTCCAAGAAGAACTAGCAGGTTACTTTCCACTACTACATAGAATTATGAGTGAGACCAATGCTGTTGATCTTGAGGAATATGTAGCAGAACAAGATATAGAAGAAGCTACTGCTCTTGATCGTTTAAAAGCCGCAGGGGGGACTAGATTCGCTCCAGGCCTTCCGATGCCACAACACAGTACTGCACCATGGGACGATGATGATGCTTATTATGTAATGCACAACGGACCACGTGCTGGTGAATCAAATCCATTTCATGGCCCATTTGCTGACCAGCAAGAGGCGCAAGCATGGATTGACTCCGAAATACCTGATCCAGAAGAATACTCTGTAGATACTCTCGGAAATATTGGACAAATTGAGCACGGAAAACCAGTTAAACAACATTCTAATTTTAAAAATCCAAACAATCCAAATCGTACAGGCATGGACTCTGCTCGAGCATTGGCACAACGTGGAATGTCTCCAGCAGAAAGCATCAACGCTTTTGAAGAATGGGCAGATGCTACAGAACAAGGCGAACTTACAGCCGATCAAATTAGAGAACTGCAAAATGCTATCAAAGAGTTACCAGACGGTAAATTACAATTAGGAACTAACGGGCAAACAGCGATTGAGTTTTTTGCAGACATAGTAGAACTACACCCAGAACTAGCAGAAAAATTCCAAAAACAATACAGCATTAATCCTGATGCAGATCCTATTAAAGATGTATTAATACCCTGGGCAGAAGAAGAAGAAAATTATCCTAACCTGATTACATTGTTAGGACTGGGCAACACAGAAGAACCACAAGCGGAGCAACCACCACAACAACCGGCAGCACCTGCTCCACAACAACCAGCAGCACCTGCTCCAGAACAACCTACAGCAGAAAATGATGATATGTCTATGGATAAAGGCACAATGGAAACTGCTAATCCTCGAGCAATGATTAAAATGATTGCAGAAAAAGTAAAAAGTTTCTACAATAGAGATAATCCAGAGGTTGGTCCGTTCCGTGGCAATGAGGGAATTGCTATTGATGTTGAAAAAGAATGTTCTGATCAATTTGGACCACAAGCTGGTCAACAAGCTCGCCTGATGGCCGAAGCGTTGATGAAAAAACTTACCAACGAATGGGAAGAACGTCACGGTAAATCCGCAGCAGTTGGTGCAGTTGATCCCGATGACGGATTAGCAAGATTAAAAGAACTACTGGGCAATGTTAAATCCAAAGTAGAGGGCATCGGAGATCAAGGTGTCAGTACTCGTGATTTCAATAAAAATATTATGCCAGCAGAAGGCGGTCCGGACAAGAGCCAAGTACCTGCGTTTAAGCGTAAGGAACAAGGCGGCGACTGGAAAATGTCTACCAAAGATTTAGAAAAAGAACGCGACCAAAGTAGAACAACTAAACCGGGGTTAGATGCACACGCAGCCAAAATGGGCGTAGGCGAAGGCGAAGGAGATTTTGGTAAAGCAATTGAAAATTTACATGGTTGGTATGAAGTTGAACCAGATGAACCTAACACAAGACAATATAAATTTGATGATCAAGAAGATGAATATTATGCCGACGGTACCGTTATACAAGATTTAAAAACTGGTAAAATTAAAGTAGAATTTAACGATAAAGCAGGCGAGTACGGTGGAAATAATATCAACGATACTTTTAATTCTATTGGTGATGCTATGAACGCCCTTGGAACTTTAACAACTCAAATGAGATATAACTCGGGTAAGAAACCTAACTATGATACACTTGCTTTAAAAACACCAGTAGGTCCAGATGATGTGTACAAAACAAATAGAGCAGGTAAAATAGGAACTCTAACTAAAGGCCGTATGGGTAATATGAAGGCAAGTACTCAGTATACAATGCGCGGCGGACCAAAAGGACCTTTACCAGAAATGGCTGATATTTTAAGGCTAGCAGGAATTAGAAAAAAATAATTGGCAAATTTTTCCTAAATATTGGCAATCATTAGGGTTGCAATGATAAATAGATGTGTGTATACTTAATCGTATGCACACATTTTCTTTTTAGTCAGTTGGCTTTAAAGAAGAGGCATAATATAAAACATTTATTAAGGAAAAATCATTATGGCAACTTTAGCAGAAATTCGCGCAAAACTTCAATCATCATCTCAACAAGGCGGCGGGCAATCCGGCGGCGGAGATAATGCAATTTACCCTCACTGGAATATGCCAGAAGGTTCAACTACACAAGTTCGATTCCTTCCAGATGCTGACCCAAATAACACTTTTTTCTGGATCGAACGTGCAATGATCAAATTGCCATTCGCTGGAGTTAAAGGTGAGACCAATAGTAAACCCGTTACTGTACAAGTTCCTTGTATGGAAATGTGGGGCGAGACATGTCCAGTATTGACAGAAGTCCGTCCATGGTTTAAAGATAAATCTCTGGAAGATATGGGTCGTAAGTACTGGAAAAAGAAATCTTATCTATTCCAAGGTTTTGTCACTGACAGCAAACTTGTAGAAGAAGGTAAGACACCTGATAATCCAATTCGTCGATTCATTATCGGCAGTCAGATTTTCAACATTGTCAAGAACGCACTAATGGATAGTGAGATCGAAGAATTGCCAACAGACTATGTTCGTGGTTTAGATTTTAAGATCGCAAAAACATCTAAAGGTGGTTATGCTGACTATTCTACTTCAACTTGGGCTCGTCGTGAACGTGCTCTAAGCGAAACAGAACAAGCAGCTATTAAACACTTTGGATTGTTTAATCTAAGCGACTTCCTACCTAAGAAACCAGGTGAAGTTGAACTCAAAGTTATCAAAGAAATGTTTGAAGCATCTGTTGATGGCGAAGCATTTGATATGGATCGTTGGGGTCAATACTTTAAACCAGCTGGTATGGGTGGTAGTGGTCAATCTACTGGTAGTACAACCCCTGCTCCAAGAGCAGCACCAGCGGCAGCTCCAATTGGAGAAGACGACATCCCTTTTGAACCTGCGGCAGCAACTCCCGCTAAAGCGGTTGCAGCAGATCCAACACCATCAGCTTCAACTGGTGATGCGGGAAGCCGAGCAGCAGACATTATTGCAATGATCCGTAATCGACAAAAAGCCTAAGGAGATAACAGATGGGAAAAGCATTTGATATTTCTAAGTTTAGAAAGTCGATTACTAAGTCCATTGACGGACTTGGTATTGGATTTAATGACCCAACTGATTGGGTCAGTACAGGTAATTATGCTCTTAACTATCTTATCTCGGGGAACTTCTTTGGAGGAGTTCCTCTTGGTAAAGTTACAGTATTTGCCGGTGAAAGTGGCGCCGGAAAGAGTTATATCTGTTCCGGAAACATTATTCGTCACGCACAAGAACAAGGTATTTTTGTTATCTTAGTTGATAGTGAAAATGCTCTTGACGAAAAATGGTTGTTAGATCTTGGTGTAGATACTAATGAAGGTAAATTGCTAAAACTTAATATGGCAATGATTGATGATGTAGCCAAAACTATTTCAGAATTCATGAAAGAGTATAAAGCAATGCCTTCAGATGAACGTCCAAAGGTATTGTTTGTAATTGACTCATTGGGTATGTTACTTACACCCACTGATGTGAATCAGTTTGAAGCAGGCGAGATGAAAGGTGATATGGGTCGTAAGCCCAAAGCACTAACTAGTCTAGTTCGTAACTGCGTAAATATGTTTGGTAGCTTCAATGTTGGATTGGTTTGTACTAATCACACCTATGCTAGTCAAGACATGTTTGATCCAGATGATAAAATCAGCGGAGGTCAAGGTTTTGTTTATGCATCTAGTATTGTAGTTGCTATGAAGAAACTTAAACTGAAAACAGACGCAGATGGTAATAAAACCACAACGGTTAATGGTATCCGTGCAGCATGTAAAATTATGAAAACACGGTATGCTAAACCCTTTGAAAGTGTACAGGTAGAAATTCCTTACACAACTGGTATGAGCCCATTCAGTGGATTAGTTGATTTGTTTGAAGCAAAAGGTTCTTTGAAAAAGGAAGGCAATAGTCTTGTTTATACAACCAAAGACGGCGAAATTATTAAACAATTCCGCAAGGCTTGGGAAAAGAACGAGAAAGATGGGCTAACTATTATGATGTCTGAATGGGATAGTACTGAAGCCGTCAATATACCTATAGAAGATACTGAGGAAGTATAATGGAAGAAGATCTAATTATTGAAGTGTGGGATATATTCCGAGAATATGTCTTAGATAAAAACAAAGAAACAGCAGCTAATCATTACATTGATTTTTTGGTTGGTAAAGATGTAGAAACATCGGTGCTCGAAGGACTCATGGGTTATGATTCATATCTTGACGATGCTATTAGTTTAGTATTACGAGATGAGGAAAGTGACAAAGATGATCTAGATGAGGATGATGCCGATTCCTACGAAAACGAGGACTAATAATGTCCTGGTACGCTAAAGTCAGCAAAGACATAGCTCACCTTCCAAGTTGTTTAGATCACTTTTACAACGAAATTGAAAGCGCAAGAAACGAGGTCAAGATCTACGGAAACGTAGAGAGGGCCTCGGCCTCATTGCCAGGCATCGTTGAACAAAGATTTAATCAACTTCAAGAAATTGAAGCTATTTTGGAATACCTGAATATTGAACTCAGACGTATTCGTAGTAAAGCCTTTAAAAAATATTTAGAAAGCTATGCTCGTGCTCTTAGCAGCAGAGATTGTGAAAAATATGTTGAAGGTGAAGCCGATGTTGTGGATATGGAAAAAATTATCAACGAATTTGCCATGTTGCGAAATCAGTGGTTGGGTATTATCAAAGGCCTTGATATTAAACAATGGCAGTTGAGTAACATTATCAAACTACGTGCCGCAGGACTTGAAGATATTAGTCTTTGACCTTTTATTCT